ATAATATGTTTGAACTTCTTATCTATCTCATCGCTGGTGCTATCCTGTTCGTTGCTGGTTTCTACTCTGGCGTGAAGAACGCTGAGTCCAAGAAGGTGCAATGGAGCAAGGAAGTCATCCGCAAACTGAAGTCTAAGGACTGATGGCTGAAACTGGCACATATCTTCGTGATGGCGACAAGGGTTTCATAGGTCTCAACAGCCGTGACAACCCTTCTTCGTTGCCAGAGGGTTATGTTTCAGAGTCAATCAACTATCGCCTAGACAGAGGCGTTGCGACCCCTAGGCGTGGTTTGCAGAGAAAGACAATTGGTGGCATTGTTGGTTTGGATATCTACGGGACTTGCACATACATAAACAGCACAGGTCAAGAGATAATGGTGCTGGTCACAACAGACAAACTGTGGACTTATAATCCGCAGACTGAGGTTCTGTCATTGCCTATCAGTTTTCCTGCTGGCGAGACAATCACGACCTCAGACGGCTGTGATGTTATTCACGCCATAGACAAGGTTTTCATTACTAGAGGTTATAACAAGCGTCCGTTGATTTGGGATATGGCAACGACTATTACTGTTCTTCCTCTATCTCCTACTGTTGGTCACGAATTCCCTAATTGCTCTCAACTTCTATATTATGGTAATAGACTTATCGCACAGGGAAAATACCATAACGACCCTCTCGCACAAAGAAACAGAGACACAGTCTGCGTCAGCAATTATCTTGATTACCAACATTGGGATATCCTTGATGCTTTCACCTTCAACAACGGAAGCAACGATGAGGTCATAGCCATCGCTCCTTGGACGCTAAACGAGTTCACAGTATTTATGCGTCACAGCATATTCTATGTGAACACAGGTGTCGGTAGGTACGCTACGGGTGATGCCCTGTCTAGTGACTGCTTCATCAAGACTCTTGTCACGGATGTAGGCTGTATGGCTAAGAGAAGCGTTGTGCAAGCCAATGGCGGCATAATCTTCTTGTCTGACAACGGGGTGTATGCCTTAAACCCAACGCAGGTAGGCTCAAACGAGTCAATGCGTTTGCTGACCTCTGCTCAGCCTATCTCAGCCCCTATCAACGATGTCATTAAGCGAATCAATAGAACTTACGCTTATCGTTCTGTGGCTGTTTATTGGGACAATCGTTATTACCTCGCTGTACCTCTCGATAACTCTGCTACGAACAATGCCGTTCTTATTTTTAACTTCATCCTTAATGCTTGGGAGTCCATTGACACTTATCCCGCTGGCATAGATGTTTTTAATTTCATAGTAGCCAAGAAGGACAACATCAGACGCTTGTTTATTGTTGATTCAAACGAGGGTGTTTTCTTAACAGAGGAACTCGACTATGATGAGTACGGGAGCCAGTTAGGTAAGCCTAAGTTAGACGACCCTGCATTTAAACTTGATACGGAAGGTGCTAGGCTTGAACCTCTTAAGTTTACCCCAGTTGTCATCGATTCATCACTCAAGACAAGAAGATATACATTTGGCTCGTTTAATGACAAGCGGTTCAGTTCAGCCGAAATAGACTTCGACTTCCAGATTGGCTCTGAGGTAGCCACATATGTAGATGTGTCAAACGAGGACTCCTATGCCTTGATTGACGACTATACTTCTCCTACCAATAACGATGAGACTAGAAGAACACCGATTCGTAAATTTGGTACTGGACTCAGATTCCAATTCATAGGAAACTTCAGACCTTTCATTCGCTCTGTCTATGCTTATGCTAGCCAAAAGAGCAAAAACTTAATCTCAAAGAAATAATATGCCACAAATTAACTCTGGTAAAAGCCCTCCGTGGGTTTCTGGTGAAATCGTTACAGCCGCAGGACTCAACGGGATGATTGATGCGGCTACTCTTGACCCTTCAGCGGTTACTGCTCAATCGGACTTTCCAACCCTTACTGGAGATGAGTACGCACTCATCGTTGACCCTGTTTCTGGTCAGTTAAAGAAGACTCAACTTAAGAACAGTTTGTTGGCTGGAAATGCTATTGAAACAAATATCATCGAGGGACATAATATTGGAAATAGCACTCTTTCATTAGTAGCAGGAAGTCAGTTGCCTATTACTTGCAATGAATTACAAGGTCTTCCAAATACTGGAATAGAAATTTTTGGCAATGGCGTTCCTGTCAAAATTAAATCAACACTTGGTGGATATGGAACGGCATCCTCTGGAGGTTTAATATTTGAATCTGCTGCTTGGGGGATAGATTTTTCGTCAACTAATAACGGAACAGTAAGGTTCTCTCAGAGAACATTATTCAATACAACTGGTGCAATTAAACTTCCTGTAGGCACTACCGCCCAGCGTCCTGCTACTCCTGTTGTTGGTGATTTAAGATTTAACACTACTACATCTAATACTGAGTTTTACAATGGTAGTGCTTGGAAATCGTCTGACCCTATTTCTGCGGTTTCATTAACTGCAAACGGATATGTTAAACTTACCAATGGTCTTACGATGCAATGGGGTAGAACAAATGTTCTTGTTGGAACATATGGTGCTAGTGAAGTTGTTTTTCCAGTCGCTTTTACTACGGCTTGCTTAAATCTTCAGATTACATTAAAACAACCACAGGATTATTATACTGCCAATGGTTATGGTTTTGAAAATAGCGTTAAAGTTAACGGAACTCCAACTACAACAGGATTTGGATACTCAGTTCATTATGGCGGTGAACAAGGTCAAGCATCTTACGCCTATTGGTTTGCTATAGGTTATTAATATCGTGATATACGATAAGCACATAGCCTTCATTCTTGCGAATAGAGATACTTGCAAGCGTGATTGCTTTGGCTTCTCGGACGACGAACTCCGTGGTTACCTCCGCTGGTCTGCCTATTTTGGCTATCTCTTTGAGGTCTGGGATGGCTTAAAACTGACTGGTCTAGGGATAGCATACCCTCTGAAGAACAACACGCCTACAGAGGAAGACCTCTTGAAGTTCAGCGACATAGTTGACTTTAGACAAGAAGGCTTGCATACTCTTTGCATAATGGACTGGATGGCTACTACAGACCAAGCCCGTAAGCGTCTTGTCACGGAATTTAAAATGCGATTTCCGAACTGGGAGAACCAGAAGAAAATCGGAATGCAAAACGGGCGACTTAGAGAGTTGCCAAACAAATATATAAACCTTCTAAATACTATATAACAATGGGAAGCAAAGTCAAAGCACCACCGCCTCGCTCTTATCTGGGCGAAATGCAAGATACACTCAACGCACAAGCAAATATTCAAGGAAACTTGATTAACCTTGAGCGTCAATATACTCCTCAATGGCAACAACTCCAGAAGGAGAATCTGCTTAGTGGGATGAATATGATGACTGACCTGTATGGTCAAGCCATCCCGCAATCTGAGGCTCTATCACAGCAGATTCTTTCTTCACAAGGTAAACTCTATGGCGATGTCGGTGCGATGTCTAGAAGTGCCTACGAGCAGACCTTAGACCCTACAACGGCTGGTCTATACTCGTCTCTTGCTGGACAGGCGGCTAGCGGTCTTGCCAGCGGCAGGAATCTTTCAGACCAAGAACAGCGTATGGCTCAAGGCTCCGCTAGGGCGGCTATGGCGGCTAGAGGTATGCAGTTCGGCAACCAAGCAGTTGCGGCTGAGGTTCTAAATTCCTACAACCTCGCTAACGCCAGAGAAGACAGAGCCAGAGCATTCGCTGGTCAAGTCTACGGCATCGGTCAGAGCAACGCTCAACAGGCGATGTCTATGTATGGTCAACCCCTTATGTCTCAACTAGGTGCTGTCAGTCCTACTGGCTTGATTGGTCAAGCAGGTCAATACAACTCTAGTCTTGGGGCTAAGTTGTTCCAGCCAGAATCACAGTACAACGCCAACTTGATTACTGCCAACAGAGAGGAAGCGATGCAAGCCCAGATTGCCAACCAGCAAGCGAAGGCTGGTATGATTTCCGCTGGTATTGGTGCTATCGGTGCTTTTGCTACTGGTGGTCTGTCAATGCTTGGCACGGCTGGAGCCGCCGCTGGAGCCGCTAAGGGTGGATTTAATGTCGCTACTGCTGGTCGTGGAGCCGCTTATTCTCCTACAAATCTTCTTCCTCGTTCTGTTCCTGTGTCTGGGAATACTTCTTGGAGTGCAAGCAATCCCTTCTACAGAGCCTACGGAGGCTAATAATTTATGGCAATGTTTCAACAATACCAAGGCGGGATACAGCCCGTTTCTGGGATGGCACAGGCTGGTGCAAACATCGGCAATATGTATGCACAGGGCATTAACAACTTCACCAAGGGTCTCGCTGAAGGTATCAAGGCTTATAATGACAACACAGCCAAGAACGAACTAGCGAATCAGAAACTTCAGATGCTCAGTCAAGATGTCGCTAACAAGATAGCGATGTACAGCCAAGACCCAGAGATTGCTCAGTCTGGCGTTCTTGAAGGTCTGATGCAGACTGCGGCTACATTGCAGGACGCTCCTACAAAGAATCTCAACCAGCGTCTTGGTCTCGTTCACGAAGCGGAAACCCGTCTGGCTGGCTTTGGTAATCAGTTGCAGGAGTGGTCATTCCTCCGTGGTAGAGCCATCGAGCGTGGTATCTCTGAGGCTCTGAATCAGTACGCTGGCAAGGTGAAGTCAACAGAGGCTGTTAACCTCGATGACCCGAACTTCTCCGTCAATCCTAACGAGTCCATCGTCCAGCAAAAGGACAGAGTGATGAAGTACTTCGGTGAAATCAAGAAGGTCAATCCGAATGTCCAGTTCAACGACCAAGAGTTCTGGCAACGCTGGCTTGCTAAGGCTGAAC